CCCTTCTTCAGATAATATCTAACCTGTGAGTAACTGCTCCCTCCTTTAAGGGGAGTAAGTGTCACGGGACAGCTTATCTGAGTGATGCTTAAACTCATCATCTCAGATACCTAAGATGTACTCGAAGAGCCGTTTCAGGGAATTACCTTTAAGTAATTCCTTTCGGTCGGTCTAAGAATCAAAGTGTTAAACATTTATTGTTTTACGCTAAGAGTAGTCGGGTCTATTCCTTAGATAACTAAGATTAGAACTATCACCAAAATTAGATACAAAGTATTTAAATATTTGGGAAGTCCCCTCAGTCATCTTAACCTTAGGTGCCTTGGCTGACAAGTTAAATTCGCGTACGAGAGTAGAGAGTTTCTCTAAGACAATTAGAGCTTCCTCAATACTCAAGGTATGTCATTTAGCTTGCTGGATAGCTAATTTTTCAATACGATCAACTTCCTCAGAAGGATCAAAACTTCTGAAGTTGTCGACCGTATCAAAAATGAACTCATCCAGAAATATACATTCGGACTCTAAGACTTCTTTGGTAAGTAATTTTTCCCAATTACTTACTAAGACTGTCCTTGTGGATCCCTTTCAAGCTTCGAAATTTCGTTCGAGCTTTTTGGCGATCGACAGAGCATCCAAAAGTATATAATCCGACAAGATCTCAGTGAGCTCTTGTCCTACCTCTAATCTCACATCTTCATGTGAGATTCGTGGTAAAGGATTAACATCATTTAATATACCTCTTGATAGGTTCAGTAACCCCTGAAATGGTAGAGAAATTTGAGTTTCTCAATCCAATTCTTCGGGGTCAACGAACATACCAAAAAGTTCATTATGCGATATCTTCTTTTGTTTGAAGAAGACTCCTAACAGTGAACTAAGAGGAAATAAAAGTTCTTTAAGAGCTTTTATTTTAAAACGACTTAACAAAGTGGCAAGAACAAAATTTGTTCTGACCAGCCCTTGTTTAGCAAAATACAAAGTATTAGCCAAACGAGAGGCAACTGATGTTTCAGAAATTAGCTGTTTAAAGCTAATGGCTGAAACATTAGTACCTTGAAGCACGGTTCTCTTAGCAAACTCAAAAGATGGCTTGTTAGGTGAAACAATGGATTTTGATAAATTAATTTCAACACCCAATTGTTTACATAACATTAAGTATTCTTGAGCCAATTTCGGTTCAAAAATTACTAAGTCATCTCCGAGGATCTCATAGTTCTCCTCTCAAGACTGTAGCTTACCTAAACGATAAGCACAGAGCTGGAGAAGATAGTGATGAGTCACAGCTAGCATCGCTCATGATGATAGAGCCCCCATAGGTTGCCCAACCGCATATTTGACCACCTGATCAGATATTAAGGTTTTATATCCGGGAACATGATAATCTCTCGAAACTAGAAGAGCTTTTCACAGCTCTCCTATTTTCTGAGGGAATAACATATCCAAGATAGAAACTTGTATATCTATCGGAAGTCGATCTGTGGCAGACGAAAGATCAAATGAATATGCACATCCAGAAACCAAAGATTTCTGGATGCTTCTTTTAACAGAAGCATCCTGATCAAAGGTTCCATCATTAGGAATCAATTTTAATAAATTAAAAAGACTCTTATGAAGTGGACGTAGAATATTCTGAGTTCAAAAGTCTACCATAGCAAATACGCGCAACTTTCCGGCAGCTTCTTCTTTAAAAGACAACTGACCTGCTAAACCAGAAAAATTTCCTTTCTTCTTAGAAGGAATGAAATTTTCAAGGCCTTTATGTTCAGAATTAGGGTGTAATTTCTTATACTCTACTCTGGCTAAAGAAGCAAGTCTTTCATACAAAGATGCTACATCACCGAATATATCGTCCATGTAAGTTGAACCTACCTTTGATAAATATTCGTTTATCAAAGGCATCAGTTTCAAATCTACAAGGATTTTATAATCAGTGAGCATCCCATGTCATGAAATCTTATTAGAAGGAGAAGCAGACTGAATGAAAGAAAGTTTTGAAGGATAAAGATTTGCAGACTCAAGTCAACCTTGATAAGCATTTAAATACTTAAAAGGGTTTCCTTTAACTGTAAAGCAATGATCTTTCACAGCTTTCAATTGTTCCATGTCTCCACTGAAAGGATCCGTAATGGAATTTAGTTTTGAACTAAAATCACATTCTGAGATCCGATACAGGGAAAACACGGAAAGTCAAAATTGGGTAACCTTTGGATCTCCGGACTTAATCCTTTTTCTATCTATCTTCGGGATAATCATTGGTAAACCATTGATTAATCGAGGAAGAGGTAGATCAGGTTCTAAGTCACGGAGAGAGGTTATTTTATCATCACCTAAGAAACGCTGCAAACAAACAAAACAGGACTTCATTCACTTAACAGTGACTGTCGACCCGTGATGCCTGTGCATCTTTCTTAGGTGAGTGACATAGGAATAGACCATCTTACTTCTTACCGCAACCAAGGATGGGCGGGCGAAGACTATAATAACAAATTTATAGACTTTACCTGCTATCCCTTTCCACAATTGTGGAATTGGAAACATCTTTGTCTCTTGAGTACCTGTAGGAAATAAAGATCTGAATAAATCAAAGATAGTTACTATTTTTGTTTTCTTCATAAAATTTATTTTTCTATAGCACCAAGGAGCATGCTAAGGATCACTTCCCCACTTATATTTTTTAGTATATTGATCACCCTTTCCCATTATTTCAGGGGAGCAGTGATCATAGAGCTAAAAATTTAATAGGGAAAGCTACCTGAACCTGCAGACAAAGATTCCGCTGTTCCTTACGGGACGGCAGTTTCTTTATCAAGGTAAGGAGTCAGAATAAGATCTGTTAACTTCCACTTTAAAGTCAGGAACCTGAAAAGACAGGTTTGCTAACCGCAGGCGAAAGCCCCCCTTAGCAAACTCAAAAGATGGCTTGTTAGGTGAAACAATGGATTTTGATAAATTAATTTCAACACCCAATTGTTTAC